TAACGGTCTTAAAATGTTTGAGGATTTTGTACAGTCTTTTAACAACAACAAGTGGAAAGTCTGGATAGCACCAGATGGCACTCCTGGCATTGAAATGGGTTTTGATTTAATGTTTGGCGATGTTCGCATCGTTGCTTATGCAGATTTAATTCTTGAGAATGAAGATGGTTCATTGACCGTGGTGGATCTGAAGACAGGATCTTATACACCAGACTCTGCCATGCAGCTGGGTGTGTACGCTTCCTGTGTTGAGATGCGCTACGGCATACGACCAGCCCATGGTGCTTACTACAAGGCACGTGAGGCTATCCTTGAGCCAAGCCCAGGGTTAGACCTGTGGTCCATAGCTGTTCTTACAGAACTTTTTACTCAGTTTGAACGGGGTATTCAGGCAGAAATTTTTTTACCCAATATTAATATGCTATGTGGAAGTTGTGGCGTGAAAGAATATTGCTACGCTATTGGTGGCAGCCTTGCTCACACAGTAGATCCACTGGCACAAATAAATTTACAAACAAACAACAACAAACAAGGAGAAACAAATGGCAGCACCAGATAAAACAAAGCTCCAAGTCAACTTTAAGTTGGCTGATGGAACACTGATCAATCTATACGCAGACTCACAGGCTGAACTTGAAGCAAACCTTCAGTCAATCAGTGATCTAGCACAACTTATTCTCGCTACTGGCGGGGAATTACAGAATGGCGCAAACGTTGCTTACGCAACTAAAGCACTTGGCGGAACAGTTGTAGATGAGCCTGTATGGGCTGCTAAGTCTGCACATGCTGCACCTGCTGGCGCTGATCACACATGTAAGCATGGTCAAATGGTTGCCCGTAGTGGCGTTAAGGAAGCAACTGGTAAGCCTTGGAGTGGGTACTTCTGCCCAGCACCAAAGGGCACACCAGATCAATGCCCACCTAAGTTCAACCGATAGTATTTAGATGCTGTCGTTATCCCAGGCAGCAGTAAAGGCTACAAATGATCACGCTATTTTACCTGACCTTTTCCCCGTTCTACAGAACGAGGGAATAAGGTTTAGGCGTGGTCAACTAACAATGATTGCTGGCGCACCTAACGCTGGTAAGTCGTTGTTAGCTCTGCACTTTGCTGTTCATATGCAAGTACCAACGCTATACATTAGTGCTGATACTGACGCTTATACGACTGCGATACGATCTGCCGCCATGATTAGTGGCCATAAGGTAAACACCGTTGAAGAAGGATTTGCTACACCAGAAGGCACAGAGTTTTACTCAAAGCAATTGGAAAGCATTAAGCACCTTCAATTTGATTTTGCCCCATCCCCCACTCTTGATGAAATTGATTTATCTATACAGGCTTATGCTGAAGCATATGGCGAGTACCCACACCTTCTGATTGTAGATAATGCTATGAACGTAGTATCTATGCACGAGAACGAATGGTCTGGACTACGCGAGATTGCCAAGGCTATGCACCATATAGCTAGAGAGACTGAAGCGGCAGTCTTCTTGCTGCACCACACCAGTGAAGGTGAAGGTCAGCCAGATATGCCACCTAGTCGTAAGTCAATTCAGGGTAAAATCTCCCAACTCCCTGAGATGATTATTACTGTTGCGCTCTTGCCATGGAATGGTGAGTTTAGGATTGCTGCGGTTAAAAACCGATTTGCAAAGAACAGCGCCAGTGGTAAACAATATGTATCATTGTGGACAGATGCTTCCCGTATGTCGATCTGGAACTACAAACAGAACGACCAACATGATTGGGCCTATTCTAGTGAGGATGATGATTACTAATGAGTACATACGGTAAGCGCAAAGGCGCTCAATTTGAAACAGATGTTCTTCGGTGGTTTAGGGGAAGACTACCGAAGGCAATAACAGAAAGGCTTGCTCGCGCAGGGGCTAATGACGAGGGTGATTTGGTTCTCATAGTCGCGGGCAGGCCCTATGTCTTTGAATTAAAAGCAACGGCAAAGATGCAGTTGCCAGAGTTTTGGCGACAAGCAACTACTGAAGCAAAGAATTATGCAAAGGCACGTGGACTTGAAGAAGCTCCACCATCCTACGTTATTGTTAAACGCCGCATGGCTGGCATTGAAGATGCTTGGGTCATTCAAACATTGGATCAGTGGGCTAGTTTTCATGACGAATAAACCCGATCTTGGCGCTATACTTGAAGCGTATGGATTACAGGTTCAAGAGCGTTACGGTTGGGTTGCTTGCAAGTGTGTTGTCCATGATGATAGTCACGCAAGCGCAGCATACAATTTAGATAAACAGCAATATAACTGTTTGGTTTGTCAGTTGCTAGGTGATGTATATGATCTAGTAGCTCGCAAGGAAAACATTAAGGAGTTTAAGGATGTTAAACGCAGAGCAGAAAGCCTTGCTAACGGAAGCAACAGAGAGATACGCAGACCACATAAGTCCGCTGGCTCTGTCCTACCTACAGGCTCGCGGCATAAGCCAGCAGGTGGCAAGTTCTTACCGTCTTGGAAGCGTGGTAGATCCTAGCGTTGGTCACGAGCATGCAGTGGGGATGCTTAGTATTCCTTACCTTACTCCTTCTGGTGTTGTTGGAATAAAGTTTCGCAGGCTAGATAACGGCACACCCAAGTACCTATGGCCCACGGGGCAGAAGATTGGATTGTTTAATGTTCAAGATCTACATAAACACTCAGACACAATTGCGATCTGCGAAGGGGAGATTGACACGATTGTTCTATCTGGTTGTGTTGGTATTCCTGCTGTTGGGGTTGCTGGCGTATCTCAATGGAAAGCCCACTTTCCAAAACTTTTTGAACCGTATACGCGGATCTTAATATTTGCAGACAACGACATAAAAGATGATGGTCGTAACCCTGGGCAAGAGCTGGCTAAGCGGATCAAGGAAGACTTGCCGTCAGCAGTTATTGTAGGATTACCAGGCAATCAGGACGTTAATGATCTATACTTAGCGCATGGCAAAGACTGGTTTGATGAGCGACTAGCGGCATGACAACTATCGCCTGCATTGAAGGACCCGAATGGGTAATGATTGGGGCAGACTCGCAATCTTCCAGTGAAGATGGGTTTTCGATCAACATTCCCAACGGAAAAATTTTTAGAAATAATAACGTGGTCTTTGCGATGGCAGGTTCAGTACGCGGCATTAACATTCTTGAGCATGATTTTATTGTGCCCAATGTCAACGGCAAGGACATAGATAAGTACGTTACTCGTCAACTTATTCCATCAATTCGCAAGGCTTTCTTGGATGCGGGCTATGAGTTTAGCAAGGCAGAAGCAGCAGTTGAGCATGACAACATTATTATCGTAGTAGTTAAGGGCAAGGTCTATTGCATCAATGAGGACTACTCATGGGAGCGCAGCGTAGATAACATGTACGTGGCTGGCAGTGGCGAGAAGTTTGCTCTTGGCGCTATGGCAGCTCTGGCTGGTGGCTTGGTGGATGACGCTGCAAAAGCCCGTAAAATAGTCACAAAAGCCCTGCAAATCGCTAGTAAATACGACGCTTACACAGGCGGCAAGATCACTGTATCTCTTATTCAGGAAAGTAAATGAGCCGCGGATACGATCCAACATTCATAGGCGGACCTTATGATGGTGGACGTGTATCGCTAGCGTTCTGGGTACTCGACACGATTGAAGTACCATATGAGTATTTTGATACACATACGGCATTTGTCTGTTATGATATAGATCCTAAGACTAAGAATTATGTATACAAAGGACAGCGCAACATACCGAAGGGTAGACCGAATGACAGAGAAGATACAAGTGACCAATGAACCAGACGACTTTGTTGTTTCCATGTGGCAAGTGTTCGACGGGGCAGGTAACCTCTTACTCAAGAAACATGCTGACTACGGACCAAAGAACATTTCGCAAGCTCCTGGTGGTCCACTTAACGGCTTACGTGTGCGTATGTGGGATAAACTTGCGCGGATCAATAACCTTGTCGACAACAACGCAGCTCCAGAGAACGAGTCACTTAGAGATAGTTTCCTAGACCTATTAAACTATAGCGCTATTGCTTTAATGGTGCTAGACGGGGCGTGGCCTAAAGAATGATTAAAAAATCTAATCTTAAAAAACAGATAGAGGTTACTCGCCTTTTTCTTGATGCGCTAGAAAGACGTGTTGTAGATTTGCATAGAGCTACTTATGACATGGGTAATCTTAGTGCAAGACTAGAGAATCATCGCTTTAGCGACCATAAAGAAATTGAAATTCGTCTCAAAAATATTGAGGATTATTTATCTCAATTTGCAAACTTAGAACCGTCAGAATCTACAGCCGCGCAAAAGAAATTTTTTGGATGGGATAAATCCGAATGAAAACAATAGTATGTATATCTGATCTTCAAGCACCTTACCATGATGAGAAAGCAGTTAATGCTATCGCTAGTTTTATCAAGTGGTACAAGCCAAGCAGCGTAGTATCTGTTGGCGATGAAATTGATCTACCGCAAATCTCCCGTTGGGAAGAAGGACGTGGTGGAGAGTGGAAGTATGATCTTGGTAAGCACCGCGACATTACAGTAGAGATACTCAAGAAGCTGCAAGTGCGGCATATCTCTCGCAGTAACCACTCAGATCGTTTATACAATAAAATTAATAGCAAGGCTCCAGGACTACTAGGATTGCCTGAACTTGAATTAGAAAACTTTTTAAGACTACCCCAGCTTGGCATAACCTATCATAAAGAACCGTTTGAACTTGCACCAAACTGGCTGCTTGTACATGGTGATGAGAGTAACGTGCAACCAACTGCTGGTGCCACTGCTCTTGGTCTTGCTAAGCGCAGCGGTATGTCTATTGTGTGTGGTCACACGCACCGCATGGGTCTAACTCATTACACCACTGGCTGGTCTGGTAAGACTCGCACTGTGTGGGGCATGGAAGTTGGTAACCTTATGGATTATAAGCATGCTCGTTACATTAAAGCAGGCCTATTCACATGGAATAAAGGATTTGGTTTGCTCCATGTAGATGGACAGACTGTTATGCCACAACTTGTACCTATTGTAAACAATTCATTTACAGTGGATGGTAAGGTATGGCGCTGGTAGAAGTAAAACTTAGTATTGCTGACGTAACTTATGCAACGATTGAAGCAGTAGAACGCTACAACTTTAATCGTGATATGGGTAACGACTGGTCTAAGATAAGTAAGACATGGCCAGAAGCTATTGCTCGTGAGATTAATGGCGTAATTGCTGAGATTGCAGTTGGCCGCTGGAAAGATAAGTTTCCTACTACCCTCTTTGCTGATCGCAAGAGTGGAGACGTGGGTGAGTTTGAAGTACGCTCAACGGCATACTCCTATGGCAAGCTCTTGTTTCAACCAGATGACAATAAAAACCGCAGATATTTTTTTGTAACTGTAGATGGGCACTATAGAGCGCTTATCGTAGGCTGGCTCTGGGGCTGGGAAGGGATACAAGATCAGTTCTGGGATACAAACATGCCAGTACCATGCTATGCAGTGCCACAAAACCTTCTCCACGATCCAGAGGAATTAGATTGACTTGGTTAGATGAAGCGCAAGAGATTGCCCATACAGTATCCAGGCAAGTCCACCGCAAATACACAACTTACTTTGATGCAAGCGATGTTAAGAATGAACTTATCGTCTGGGTCTTACGGCGCGAGACGAAGGTTAAAGAGTGGCTTGACCATGATAAAGATACTGAAGATTATCGCGTTGGTATTAGGATGCTTGCCAAAACTCTTCAACGCCATGCGGATAAGTATTGTCGCAGAGCTAAAGCGCAAGCGGTTGGGTATGAAGTAAGAGATGAAATTTTTTATTCTGCTGAAGTATTAGAGCAGCTCCTACCTTTTGTTTGGAAAGATACTGTTCCTACAACCAACCCGACTGGCGAGAAGGTAAGTGGTGGTGGCAACCCTGCTGAGGGTGGTAACTACATTATCTCGCTCTTTGATGTGCGCAAGGCTAAAGATAAATTAGAGCCAGACGATCAACTCCTGCTCCATATGAAGTACGTAGAAGCTATGACTTACGACCAGATCGCTGAAAGTTTGGTAATATCCAAGTCATCTGCAGAGCGCAAGGTTAAGGCTGCCATACGTAGACTTACTAAAGAATTGGGCGGAGAAGATCCATGGCTGAGAAAGAAAAAGGTAGAAGACTAGTGGCTCATTATGACTATCGTTGCCAAGTGTGCAACATTGAAACAACTGTTGAACGTTCTATGTTTGAAGAAGGACCAGATCCAATTTGTTGCGGCATGGGTATGCGCAGGATCTTTGGTTCACCGCCAGTAAAGTTTAACGGCTCTGGGTTTTATACAACCGATAACCCAAAGAGATAAATAAAAAGCCCCACCTTTCCACGGGTGGGGCTTTCTTTATGCGTACCTTTATGCTAAACCATAGCCTTGTTGGCGGTTGCCAACATGATTAATATAGCACAAAACCCCCGTGGATAGGACACAGGGGCTTTGGCGTGTCGTGATAAGCGACACTATAGCGCGGCAGGATCGCGAACAGTTGCAATAATACCATAGCCATCATCAACCTGTCCAACGTGGTTGGCATAATCTTTTTTAAGGTTGTTAATGGTGTTGTAAGGACCGACAGCGATAGCCATTTGCAGGCTTGGGTAGACGGCTACGGCCATGTATTGATCGCGCTTGGCAGTTAGTTCCTCTACCAATTCCCAGACCTTTTTAGCCATATCCTCGCTTGAGTCTGCTTCTTCATCAAGCAAAGCTGCCATCTTCTTAATCTCGCTAGGCTTGGCTTTCATTACATTTCCCTTTCTACAACTTGGATAGTTTCGCAAGGATATGGGATTATCTCTTCACCACTACATTCAGTGCAAGCTAGTCCAATAGTAGAATCATAAGGCTTGTGTAGTTCCACCACTTTATGAACAGCGTCCCACGCCATGCCATCAAGCATGGATCTGCCTACGGAATACCTGTAAATTAAAGCTAATAATTCATCATGTGTCATCGATACAGCTCAATTCCTATAACCCACTTAAACAAATACAGACCTAACTCCCATTTGTATCCTATTGGATACTCCCAGTTGGTCAAATAAATACCCAATTCGTATGAGTTGCTGTTAGTTCCAAAGCGTATTTTCATTAGTATCCGCCTAGACATTCCTTTGAGTGCG